AGTTTCAGTGGTTTTCTTTGTGCTTTTACGTTTAGTAGGTACTAATTCTTCAGCTTGTTCTCTAAGTGCTTTTGCTTCTTTAAATAAAGCATCTGCTTGAGATCTATATTGTGCTGCTAGTTCTTCGTCGCTTATAACACCATCTGTTGGTGCTTGCAATGTAGTTTCGGTGTAAGTTGCAACTGGATCAACAGAATCTTCTACAGGTTGAATAAGAGGTTTAGTTTTACCTTTACTATCAGTAATTGCCAAATCGTTAACGGTTACACCTTTTTGTTTTGCAATTTCTTCATTTAATAATGCTAAATTAATTGATGAACTTCTGTTAGGAAGCATTTCAATTTCTTTTGTAGGCATTTTTCTTATTTTGCCTGTTGTATGGAAACCTGCTAACATGTTTCTACCGTCGGGTAAAGTGTTTCTTGCCATTGCTTCACCAAACTCGTATGCTTCTTGTCCTGCGGCAGATTCTACTGCTTTGATCAAAGCATCGTGCTCGTCTGCAGATAAATTTTCTGTTTGTATTACCAAACAACTATCAGGGTCACCCGGTACTACACGGTATGCAACTACTACTTTTCTTTGATTACCAGCTACTCTACCTACATGTTTCAGTGCCATTTTATTCCTCCGTTGTAGCCTCAGTTGCTACTTCTTCTGTTTGTGGTGCTTCTTGTGCTGCTTCTGCGTTTGCTCTTGCAGCTTCTGCTTGCTTCTGTACTTCAGTTAAAAAGCCGTCTAATTTGTTATAAACGGTTCCTACTGCTGCTAGTTCTTGTGCTTTAAATGTACCACGTTCTGTTGCAAGTTCAATTACACCACGTAGCACAGCTAAATCTTGAATGTTTAGATCGTTAGGATTTCCATTCGGTTGAGTCATAATTTATTTTCTCCTTGTATAGTAATTATCAACTTTTTCCTACTGATATTTTAAATGTGGACAAGCCAACATAAAAAAACTCATTTCTTTTGGTTGTTCAAAACCAACGGTATATACCGTTTCAATGTTTCGCTCTTTATTTAACAAAACATTAACTCCAAAATAATATCTTCCGGATAAATGTCTATCTATCCATGCAACTATTGCATTTTCTATATTATATCTTCTTTCTATATTAGTTGTAGCAAAATGAGAAGGGCAAAAATTTACCCTTCTTATTTCTAAAACATCTAATTCGTTTATTTTTATCTTCAAGCCGCTTCCTCGTAGTGGGCTGTCATACCAAATGGTGCAGTTAGTTCTTTATTATGATTACTATGAATAACAAAAATTGTATCGCAGTAATCTGGATCACCCCAGCTATCCCAAGCATAACCGTCAGTGAACATAATGAACTTCTTAGGTTGAATATCGTTGTCTTTCATATATGTCCAGTTAGCCATAAAGTCGGTGCCGCCACCGCCTATAATTTCATAGTCTGAAAGATCTTCGCCGTTATCTGCTGTAAAGTCTTGTTCATTATAAACACTAGTATCAAAGCACCATACTTTGATTTTATAGTCTTTAAATTCTTCCATAATACCTTTTATTTCACCTAGGAAATCAGAACCTTGCTCGTTGCCAATTGATCCGCTCATATCAATTCCAACACAAATATCAATTGTGTCTGCAAAGTTCATACCTGGTAAAATAACACCAGTATGCCAACCTTTGCGATTAGGACGGCTAAATGTAAAATCACTTTTAATTGTGCTTTGAATTTGCTGACGTAGAAGCTCACGCCAGTTCATTTTAGGTTCTGTCATTTCTTTGATCAAACGTTGCACACCTGCTGGAGTATTTCCTGCACCTGCACTTTGTGCTGCTTGAATCATAGCTTCTTTTATTTCATCTTTAATTTGGTCTAATTCGGCTTTACTATATTTAGGACGACCTTTACCGTTACCGTTGCCTTCAGAGCCTTCAGTACCGTCACCTTCTAAATCTAAATGCTCGTCTAGCATCTCGCCTAATTGCTTCAAATATTCTTCACCGTTCTTTTTTGCCTCTTTAAACAGCTCATCGTATACTTCTTCGCTACTCCACCCTTCGTATTTGAAGTCTTGATAGCAGTCGACTAGTTTAGGTTTAGTACCAATACGATCACGCACTAGCAAGTTGTTTACAATATAATCAGCAGCAATATTATACAGCATAGGATTACGATTATCTCTACGTCCTAAGTGATCATATACCATGTGTAATATTTCGTGTGCAACAACAAACTCAATTTCTTTATTATCCATTGCATTAAAGAATTGAGTATTGTAATATAAATTACGTCCGTCAACAGCAGCAGTCATAAGCCATTCGTCTGCTGGAACAATTTTTAAACGTGTAGCCATATTACCAAAGAAAGGATGACGTAGCAACAAACCAACACGAGCAGTAATAATGCGTTCATGAACTTCATCACGCATTACAGCAAGTTCGTCTTCTGTAATGTCCGGATCAGGTTGCCAGTTTTTAAGTTTAGTTTGCGTGTCTTTTGCAGACATTTGCATTGCTACATAGTTTGGTATAAAATCTAACATTGTATTCCTTTCTCAGTGCCTAATATAGTTATAACACTATTTAAGTTTGTTGTCAAGTCTTTTATAAAAAATGGGTGACCTAAGCCACCCATTTCTACCATTATGCACCTTGTGCAGCCTTAATATACTTGCCATATCGATCGTGGAATTCATCAAAGCACTCCACTTCGTCTGGATCAATTGGCAATTCATATTGTGTAAGAGCTAGTTTAATACCCATTACAACAAGTTCTGTTTCGAAATTATCCATTGCAAAACGTAGGAAGTTATTAACTTTATCGTTAAACTTTTTATCCTTAGCTTCGTCTGCTTCTTTCAACTCGTAACACAATGAAACCGTCAAGGAATACTTGGCACTGATTTCTGACGTTTTCATCTCTTTTACTTTGCCAGAAAGGATATCTGTTGGATTAGGTAATTGTCCAGCAACCTTACGGTGAGCCATAAATTTGACAGCCAAACCTTCACCTACTGCACCAGCTACAAGATCTGTAGTTGTTTCATCATCTTCGTCATCTAGTAATTCAGAAACAAATGACCAACTACGTGGTGTTGCAAACCCACGACTAGAACTACGAGGATCAAAATCATAAAGATCTTGTTTTGCAAATTGCAAATAACCTACAACGTCTTGGTGGATTTTATTATCAACCGCCCATTGAAACCAATCATCAAAGTTGACACCTAGTTCCAAGTGTACAAAGCGATTTGAAAGTGGAGCAGGCATACGATAAGTAACACCTTTGTCTGCTTCACGGTTACCTGCTGCAATAATCATTACATTGTCAGGCAATTTATATTGTCCTACTCGACGATTAAGAATTAGCTGATATGCAGCCGCTTGTACAGCAGGTGCAGCTGAATTCATCTCGTCAAAGAAAACAACAATATTATCGTATTGTGAAGCCAGTTCTTCGTCTGGCAGTTCACTAGGTGCGCCCCACACCATTTTATTAATATTTGTATCAAAGTACGGAATACCTTTAATATCTGTAGGTTCCCACAATGACAAACGAATATCAATAAGTAGAGAATTAGTAAATGATTCGGTAATCTGTTTTACAATATCTGATTTACCGATACCCGGAGGACCCCACAAAAATAGAGGGCGTTTTTTAAGCAATGCACGACGGATTGCGTTTTTTGCTTTATTTGGTGAAATTGTACGTGCTTCTGACATAGCGTATTCCTTCTTTGTTTCAGTGCCTATATAAACAATATAAGGTATATAGCTTAGGTAGTCAACCTTTTTTCTTTAATTTAATCAAAAAACTTCCAGGGTTATTTGGTGTTTGCTTACACTCTTTTATACGTGGGTGATTACGAGCCCAAGTTTCAAACTCACGCATCATAGCACCTTGCCCTGTTATTACGGTACATTTTTTATGTCCTGCAAAGTATGCTTCGGTTACACGGGTATTAAAATGCTGCCATGCATTGTGTATATGATATCCATGTAGATCAATTCTCATCTTTCCTACTCATTGCTTTGTTTATACCATATTTACGCAAGTCTCCGCTAAACAATGTTAGCTCAACTGCTTTTTTCTCATTTGTAACCGTTATACTTCTATTTGTTAAGTAATATGGACAATCTATAAAATGATCTAAATAAATTATAACTTGAGTAGTTAATGGCATATCTTTAGGATATGGAATATCATAAGTTTGTAAACCAATTTCGTTTACAACATCAAATCCTGATTCAGTTAATCTTAATCCGCCCTTTTCTTTGTTACGAGTGTTGTACCACCATAAAGGCATATATTCTTTAATTGCAGTTTCGCCTGCACTCTTACCTAATTCTTTTAAAAAAATTTTTGTGTAAGTTTCTTTTGATACCATTAAACTTTTTCGCCGTTAGTCAGTTTGACTACGGTAAAATCTTCTGTTTTGAACATTGTGTTAAGTTTTTTTGCTAGATTAATTGCATGTCCTGGATTACTAAAACTTGTCTTTTTATATTTAGGTCCAGGATAATTTGTAAGTGCATTACTACTTTTCAAGTTAAATGGTTTGTCTTTATAGAAGACAGCCCAAATGGCTTCTGCATCTAGTATCTGTTCGCATTTGTAGGTACTACTATTTGTATACTCTAAAAGTATATTTGGTTTTGGCCTACTCATAGATTCTCCTAATTAACTACGTATATTTATCTTTTTTTATACGCATTTAACTTATTTCCAGTTGGCATCACCGCCAACTTGTATAATAATATCTTCCATAGAGCCACCAGAATTTTCTTTTACAAACTTTTCTAAATCACCGTTAAGTCTACTCATTACTATACCTAATGTAAATGCTAAATTTTTTGCTTGAGTAATATCTAACTTTACTTCTCTTGCTCTACTATTTTCAGCACTTTGCACTTGTTTTATAAAGTTTTGTATAGGAAAAGTGTTAATCGGTTCTATTGACATGTTTAAGCATTGCTTTCATTTCTAGCTCTGTTTTAAATGGTCCTATATATTCATTACGTTCTATTGTAATCAATTTAGGACAAAAACTTTTAAGCCAGTTTACATTAAACTTTACAAGATAGTAACCTGCACAATAAACACTTTTTGATTTTTCGCTTTTGGTAAACAAAGGTAGTTTTTTCTTTATATCGTACATGCTGTTATATGGAATACCTTTTGTAGGAAATCCATTTACTTCGCTTGTATCTTGTGAATCATTTTTAATTTCTGCTACTAAGAAATTTTTTCCAAATTGTTTTTTTAATTGATTCTCACTTTTATAAAAATCAACTTTACCTTTTGTATTAATTAAAAAACCTTCTTCGTTTTTACTAATAGTGCCTATACGGATACCGGCATCTTCTAAAATCCAAAATTTATCTTGTAATATTTGTTTTGCTTGTAGTGTCATTTATACCTCGCTTGTAACGGTTCAGCATATTGTGCAGCATTATCTGCAATACGTTGTAAATCCCAACGAGCACAAAACTTCATAAGTCTCATACCAACTTGGCTAATGTTTTTATTTTCTGCTGACTGGATAGTATTATTTATTTCTGCACGAATATGTTCAGGCTGTGCAGTTAAGTCACACAATGTAACATTACGTGTGTAATCATCAAGTACACGATGTTCTACACCTTCATGATCTACCCAACGCTGTAGCATCATGTTATTCCAGTTGTAGCCTTTTGTTTGTTTATCTGCAAATGCTTCTAGTAGTCCGACTTTGTTTTTTGTGCCTTTCTTTCTAACACCTGGATAGGCACTAAACACATTGTCACTAGTATCTCCACGCATACATTTTTCGAACAACATGTATTGAGGTTCTGGAGCAGGTTTTGGTTGTTGGGTTTTCTTGTCCACCACGGGGTGACCTTTGTCATCAAAATATCCTTCATGTGTAATAGTAGTATTACTTACCCCATTGTATTGACGTACATTAGGTGCAATAAGTTGTGCAAAGTCACCATCTGTACTAATAATAACATGATCGTCGTTAGGATGATTTTGTATCCAACCTGCAATAAG